TATTGAAAAAAGCTCAATAGATCATCAGCCCTACATTGACATGGCTATGAAAGAAGCACACGCATATAAATACGAAGAAGATATACGCACAGCCTTAAAAGACCTTGCAACTAAAGAGCCTACGATTGAAGATGTAGTCAACAGCCCAAAGCATTACAACACTGGCAAAATTGAATGCATTGAAGCCATTGAAGAGTCTATGTCTTCAGTAGCTTTCAAGGGTTATCTCAAAGGTAACTGTATGAAATACCTTTGGCGCTACGATTACAAAGGCAAACAGCAAGAAGACTTACAAAAAGCTATGTGGTATCTAGCACTACTAACAAACATTGTAACTAAGGAGAACAGTTAATGGATCAGTATCAACAGTTTATACACAAGTCGCGCTACGCACGATGGATTCCAGAGGAAGTTAGACGAGAAGAGTGGCACGAGACAGTCAATAGATATGTAGATTTCTTTAAAGCTCGCGAACAAATAAATGAAAAAGAAGCCTTAAAGTTATTTAATGCAATACATAACCTAGAAGTCATGCCTAGCATGAGATGCATGATGACAGCAGGGGTGGCTTTAGACAAAGACAACGTAGCAGGGTTTAACTGTAGCTACTTGCACATAGATTCACCGCGGTCTTTTGACGAGCTTATGTACGTGCTTATGTGTGGAACAGGTGTTGGGTTTAGTGTTGAGCGAAACTTCATTAATAAACTACCTGAAATTGCTGAGTCCTTTCACAAAACTGACAGTGTTATTGTAGTGTCAGACAGTAAGATTGGTTGGGCTTCTGCGTTTCGTGAGTTGATTGCTATGCTGTACGCAGGTAAGATACCTCAGTGGGATGTGAGCAGAGTACGAGGGTCAGGCGAAAGACTCAAGACCTTTGGTGGTAGAGCATCTGGGCCAGAGCCACTGGTGGATTTATTTAATTTTTGTATTGAAGTCTTTCAGAAAGCTAATGGGCGTAAGTTAACCTCCATTGAGTGCCATGACATCGTGTGTAAGATTGCAGACATCGTAGTTGTAGGCGGTGTGAGGCGTTCAGCATTAATAAGCTTGTCTAATTTATCTGATCAGCGTATGGCTAAAGCTAAGTCTGGTGATTGGTGGAGGAATGAAGGACAACGTGCATTGGCTAACAACAGCGTAGCGTACACAGAGAAGCCTGACTTTGAATCTTTCTTGTCTGAGATGCAGACCATGTATGAATCTAAAGCAGGTGAGCGTGGTATCTTTAGTCGCATAGCGGCACAGAAGATTGCAGGTCGTAATGGCCGTAGGGATGCAGAGCAGGACTTTGGCACAAACCCATGCAGTGAGATAATTCTACGCAGTAATCAGTTCTGTAATCTATCTGAGGTAGTAATACGTGCTGACGATACACTAAAGACGCTTAAGGCTAAAGTAGAAGTAGCGGCTATGATAGGCACACTACAGGCTACACTAACTGACTTTAGATACCTTAGGAATATCTGGAAGAAAAACACAGAAGAGGAAGCATTGTTGGGTGTAAGCATGACAGGAATTATGGATCACCCTGTTATCGGCACAGCATCGGATAAAACCGTAGAGTGGTTAGAGGAATTAAAGAATGTTGCTGTTAAAGTTAATAAAAAATGGGCTGAAAAACTTGGCATTAATCAGTCTACAGCTATTACTGCTGTTAAGCCAAGCGGTACTGTATCTCAGCTTGTTGACAGTGCCTCTGGCATACATCCTCGTTTCTCTAAGCACTACATTAGAAGAGTACGTAGCGACAAGAAAGACCCGCTTGCAGTCTTTATGGAGGCCAAAGGATTCCCAGTAGAGCAAGATGTAATGTCACCTAGCTCCTCTGTGTTTAGTTTCCCTGTCAAAGCACCTAAGACCAGTACAACAGTCAAGCAAGTAGGTGCAATGCAACAGTTAGAACTTTGGAAGACATATCAGAATCATTGGTGTGAGCATAAGCCAAGCATCACTGTTTATTACACAGATGATGAGTTCCTGAAAGTTGCTCAGTGGATATGGGATAACTTTGATATCTGTAGCGGTATTAGTTTGTTGCCAGTGAGTGATCATGTATATCAGCAAGCTCCTTATGAGGACATTACTGCTGATGAATATAAAAAGCTATTAGCAGAAATGCCTAAAGGTGTAGATTGGATTGATCTTGAACAGTTTGAACAAGAGGATAACACAACAGGCAGTCAAGAGTTAGCCTGTGCGGGTGGTACATGCGAAATAGTGTAGTTAGCCAACACTTATATGTACGTTAAAGTGTTTCTTATAGTTTACAATGTATACTGTAGTATACAAAAGCCCCCTAGGGAAACCTAAGGGGCTTTTTGTTTTATTGCTGTCTAAAGTAGTTACGTATTTCAGCTTGCTCCTCGTCAGACAAAGCATCCATTGTGTCACTGACAATAAGAGCCGCAAACTTTTCCATAGCTTCAGGGGACTTAAAAGTCATCTTTTCAAAAGCAAGTAATTTGTTTACAGCTTTAGGATTAGAAGCGGCTTTGGCAAGGAATATAGGAGCAGTTAGGATTAGACCAGAACCCAACGCAAAGCCTACAGGCCCGCCAACAGACACTCCCGCACCTGCTCCTGCAAGAGCGGCGTATTCCTTATTTCTTAAAAACAAAGTACCTAGGTTTCCTTCAGGTCTTTTACTGGCCTCAGCAAACAAATTAAATATTTGCTTTACTCTCCCGTAATCTTGACCTACAATAACTTTTAATTTTTTGTCTGCGTCTGGCTTACTGTACTGAGAAGCCAGTTTACTATATTTAGAAATATCAAAATCAGGTGAAGACAGGTTAGGAATTAAATCCTGTAAAAAAGACTGTTTAATAACTTGTTTTGCTTCTTTAGCTGTCCCATAAGGTATTTCTGAAGGCAACCTTTCTCTTTTACCTATTTGTTTATAAGCTTCATCTAAACTACCCATAAAAGTTTGAATTTTATCACTATTATTTTGAGTAGTCAACATGCGACCCAAAGACACAAAGTCTCCTTTTTCTGCTTTTAATATTGTATTTTTATTTAATACAGGAAGTAAACCAGACATTCCGTCTTTATAAGAGTTCTTCAGTAATTCATATTCTTTTGCTACTTTAGGGTCAGCCTGTTTTAAAGTATTGATAAAAGACTGCTTTAAAATATTCTGCAATTCCCCAAGCTCTCTATCAGCTACAGCATTATAATTGGAAGATTTAATATCTCCAAATTTACGCATTTGTTGTGATAGCATTTTATCAACCTTAAGTAAAGACTGAGCCGTCATGTTCCCATATTCTAAAGCCCCTGATAGTTGCTCTTTAATAAATTTCTGAGTGGCTGTATCAAGAAGTATCTCATTTTTAGTCACTGTTTTTTCAGTAAAACGAAGATCAGACGGTTTTCCTTTTGTTTTAACTACATCTGTAATTTTTTCAGAGTTGTTTTTTAAGTACAGCTTTAGTTGTTTTTTAATACCTTCAGTATTTACGGTTTTGTTTACAACTCTTTTACCTATTTCTTCTAAACCATCACCATAAGAATCGCTAAGGGCTAAACGACCTGCGGTTATAATGTCAAACATAGCCTCACCTAGATCGGAAGGGGCCACGCCTGTTCTTAAGTCAACAGCATTGGCTATGTCATTTAAAGCTGACTGTGCGGCTTGGTTTACTTTAGCCACATTACCTGTAGCCTCTTTACCTGAAAGTAGACCCGCTTGTCCAAGCTTTTCAGCAAAAACAGCAAGACTAGATGCTTGTCCTGTTTGATACCGTGTTAAACTGGCTCCTTCTCCTTCTAAAATCTTTTGTGTAGCTTTTAGGGATTTGTTTGAACCTGTCTCTAGACCTTCCTTCAGTATTTCTTCAGCTACTTCCTTTGGTGTGTAACCTAAGGCGGCTTTGGCTGATAGATACGCAGGTTTTAAAACTTTACCTGCGCCTAAAGTAGCTATGTCAAACCCTGCTGATATTAAAGATTCCTTAACAGCTTCTTGAAAGTCTAACTCTTTACCTTCCAAAACATCGGATGTTAAAGACCCTGCTCCAGACATGACCGAACCACCTATAATACCTCCCGCTATCATTCCTACTGGGCCTAAAGGGGATCCTGCCGCGGCTCCTGCAATACTGCCTCCAAGACCCATAGGTATTTCCATGTTTCCTTTAAGAAAATTACCTACGTCCTGATACCAAGGTGAGTCTGCTTCTTGGCTACCAGTAGATGCAAAGTCTTCAAGAGTAGCCAAGCCTTTAGCAATTGCTTTGTCCTGTATTTCCCCCTTACTGACACCTAAAGGTACGCCCTTAATAAGCTTACCGTTTGGAAGACGTATATCCTGCGTTTGGCTCATTATAAATCACTCCAGTTTGTTGCTTGTTCTTCAACAACAGGTTCTTTATCTTCTTTTAATAAGTTTTTAACAAAAGCGTTATACTCCTCAAAGCTTCCTGAGTCAGAATATAACTCAGCTTGTGAAATTCTTTGATTCATGTCTTTAATTAATCTTTTAATAATTGCACTGTTAGCTTTATTTCCTCTTCCTACAGTTGCCGCTATTTCTAACAAGGAAGCTCTTTCACCTTCAGAAATAACACCACCAAAGATAGGCTTTAATGATTTATAAACTTCCATAGCTAACACACGTTCAAAGTCTGCCCTGTCACCGCTAGTTCTACCTAAGAAATCTTCTATACCATAAGCCGCTAAGTTGATAGGGCCACCTGTAGGTAAAGTTTCAAGTATTTTTTGAGCTTCCTCAATGTTCTTTTTGTTATCAAGTAAAGAAGGAATGCTTCCAACAGCTTGAGCTTTGTTTTTTGTAAATTCTTTTACTTTCTCTTGACCTCCCTTTGTTTTAATCAATCTTTCTTGTTTTTCTGTTCCAGTTTCTCCACTTGAACTTACAGGGGTTAGTTCTCCAACAGGGCTAGTAGGGCCAGAAGGATCAAGAGGAGAAAGTGAGCTTTTAGTAGTTCGTGCTTGTGCGTCTTTTACTTGTGTCCCATAAAAATAATTACCCGCGCTATCCTTAAACAAGTCTGTCCCACCAAACTGAGCAGGAGTTGTTTTTTCAGAATCAGGAACAAAATCTTTTAAATTTTTAGAAGTCACTATTCCTTTTTTTACTAATTCAGCTAATTTAGGTAACTCAGGGTATTTCTCCGCAACATACTCAGATAAATAAACTTGAGACTCAGCGTTTTTCTTTTCAAGCTCCAATTGCTTAGAGTATGCAATGGCTCTTGGATCACCTATGCTTGTCAACAATTGTAAAACCTGTTGTTTTTGTTCTGGCGTTGTAGGGTTTCCTATTTTAGAGAGCTGTTCTTGGGCCTTTTGAGAAGGACTACGTAAATCTTTACCCATTAGTCCACCTAAGCCTCTACGGGCACGTTCAAGTCTTTCAGCACGACCCGCGTTATTGGCTTGTGCAATTCCCGCTATACCTGCGGAATTAGGCTGACGTAAAAGCTGTGTTGCTTGCATTCGCGGGTCTTGAGAAATGCCTGTAAGCATTCCTGCATAATCTATTGGATTAGCCATTATTCACCTCCTCCACCAAATAAACCTGACAAGAAACCGCCAGAGCCAAACGGGTCTAAATCTTTCAGCCATTGTGGGGTATCATACAGCTGATCTAGCCAACTATCATTTGTAAATGGGTTAGAGTTTGAGCCATCTTGACCACTACCACCCGTTAGTAATCCACCTACAGCATTGGTTCCTGAGCCACTGCCTAAAAGTAGGCTTGTTAAATCTTGGTTTCTACTTTGTCTCATTTGTGCCGCAGTCGCCTGTGCTTGCATTAAAGCTTGTAAACCAGACTGACCTAGCGTTGCTTGTAGCTGTGCGCCAGTTCTACCACCTATGTTTGCAAGTTGAGCCATGTTTCCACCCATACCTAAAGCCGCTAATTGTTCTTGTTGTGGTACATAGCTTTGACCTAATAATCCTGTACCTAAACCTAACTGCTGTTGTTGTTCACCTAAAGCTTGTGATCTAGCTTGGTATGCCGCGGCATTCTTTGCTTCTTCTTGAGCTTTAGACAACGCAAATTGCTCTGGAGTNCCACCGTATTGTGAAGTACGTAAACCACCTCTACCTTGGGCTTGTAGCTGTTGGTTTAGCATNTGTTGNCTACGTTGTTCCTCAGGCATCTGTAAACCTCTAATTTGACCGTACAGGTCACTAGAGGCTTGGGACACATCACCAGTTACATTACCAAACAAAGTGTTTGCTTGGGCTTGCATAGCTTGCTGTTGTGCCATTTGTTGAGGAGTTAGACCTAAATCAAAACCACCAGTAGCGTCAACCGCTGTGCTACCTGTTCCTGTAGTCACAGTAAAAGGTTTAAAAGCAGACGTACCTACCGCTGTGTCTCCCATTTCCGTAGCC